ACGACCTTGATACCAAGTAAAGCTGCGTACAGAGCTGCGGTCTTTTTAAATCTTGGTACAAAATCACCATACTGATTGTGCCGTTGTTTAAATATTTTTTCTGCTTCTTTTAATATTTCCATTTTTAATCTGCTTTTTTTAAAAAGATTTTTCGTATGCTTTATTTAAATTATCAGTAGTGTATTTGCCATGAACTGATTGATCGGTTTCTAACCATGTGTCATTCATAGATACAGATACAACACCATAATTTAAACTATGAAAAATTATTGTTTTATCAAAATTGATAGTTTCGTAATATCCTTCACCCATATCTTGACAATATTTATGTGCTAATCTTTTGTATAATTTTTTTAAATCGTGATTTTCTATTAAAAGATCATCCCTTGATTTGTTTTCTTTTGGCATTTTTTTTATCCTTAGTTAAATTATTTTTTGCCTAACCCACACTGAGAATCGTTAATGGGGGGAGTGTGAGTTAGACTATCCTTGATCAATTAAAAAGGAATCTTGTCATCTAGTTCTTCTAGATCATTTTTTTGATAACCACCTGATGGTGCTGTTGACTCAATTTTTGCCTGTATTGATACAGACAAGTGTGTGTTGCCACTTTTATCTTCTTGTTTCCAGGCAGAAGCTCTAAAGTTTTGATCTCCATTCACCGTTGCTGGTCCTGTATAGGCTGGTGGATTAGATTTATATTTAGCTGGATCTGCTGGGTACAACTTAATTGTTGCTACTTTTTCATTTGCCATTTGCTATTTTTCCTTCTGACAGTTGTTTGGTTTTTAAGTCATAAACCTCGTGAACTTTATGAAAGATCTCAGGGTTCTTAGTTTCCATGGATTTTACCCACTTAGATTGCTGCGTTATAACTGCCTTTAATTTAGCAACCTGACTAGCACCACTCATTAACTTAATAAGTTCTGCTTGCCGTTCTTCATCCGATATGGATAAATCTTCAGGTACATCTTCACCAGCGTAGATGTAATGACCTAACCCAAACATAGCCATGGCTTTGACCAGGCATCTCATTTTGGTGTTAGATATTTGTGTAGCTGTTGGATTAACTACTGCTTGGTTCTTATGGTCCATGACAGCTAGCCACATCGTATGAGTAGTATTGTTGACGGTCATCTCACAAGACACAGCAGCTGTGCCATTCTTGTAATACAAGACATCGTAACCTTCCCACTCTTTAAATTTATAAGTTGCATCAGGGTAGTTTTGCATCATCATACCCCATGCCCATGCCCAAGACAGGTAAGTCAAGTTACCTTTTTTCTCGGTGTGTTCGTTGCAATCAATCTTACTAAGATTATCCCATACGATTTCTTTTTTCTTGGTAGTCATACTATCCTTCCATTGCTTTGTTAAAATCAATCTTTGCTTGTTCTACAAATTCATCACCAATATCCCAATAGAATGGATGCTCCCAATCAGGGCTTACCAAACTTAATAGTTTATTGATGTTGCCATCTGCTTGTATGAGTAAGTTCTCACGCAGTTTAGCTTTAGACTTATAGAACTTGAGGTGATCTTTCATGGCAGCTTCAGTCAGTAAGTCTGAGTTGCTAGGATCAAATATCGTATATTCGTTTTCATTGGCATACACCAGGAATGGTTTTTTGCCTGTTGCTGCCCAATACAATGCAATTTGTCGAGCTGCATCTATCTTTGGTTCTTTAATAGATTGCGTACTAAAACCGTAAGTGCCATCCTTTTTAAGTTTGCCACGCCTTGGTGGTAAAGTCTTTATCTCTACTACACAGGTATCGTTTTCTAGGTCAGTTCGACCTAACAGGTCAATCTCTGTGCCGACATTGTAATACCGATTAGCTTCTGACTCGACTACACCTTGTAGTGCCAGGCTTTTAATACCTTTATGTAATTGGTGAGCCATCTTGTGAGCAATCGTTTTATGGAATGCATGTTGAGCTTCTTCTTTGTCATCAAACATAGGCTCGTAAGCAGCTAAATCTTCATCAACAACTCGTAAGTAATCTTTAAAAGTTATTTTAGTGTTTTCTATTTTTTCTGAATTGTAAGTCCAGATGATGTCAGCATACATTAAAGCTATTGCACCACCGACTGCTACACCAAGTCTTGGCTTGGCAGTAAATTTAAATTTGCGTCTATCTTCTTGACTGCAACAAAAGTATTTCCATGCCCAATTACCTTCTGGCAAGTTCAGCTGTGATGCTGAGTGATGATCGAAGTTCCATGTGCCAAATAATTCTGCATTTGGTGAGTCAATTAATTGTTTAAAGTCTGTACTAATTTGTGCGTTCATTTTTCTATCTTTGTTGATATAAAAAATAAACAAAAAAGCTACTTTGTAAATAAAAAAAAACCCATTTCGTGAAAAAAATATAACTACTAAATATTAGTTCTTTTATATGTATAGAACATACATAGAAAATAGTTGAGAATCGGTGAGTTTATCTGTTGTCTGTTGGTGACAATAAAGCTCTGCCTTTTTGCATAGTCAGAATTTTTTTAGTTGCTAAAGTCATCATGGCTTTAGTTTCACAATTATAAAACCGAATCATTTTACCTTGTGGGTCAGCATAACCATCAGCATGACCAATTAGTTGACTACCGTCTTTTAAGGTAAACAATGTCCAAGCATTAACTTGTTTTTTGTCATCAAACGGTATGGCTTTCTTAGTAATGACATAACAGTATTCGTCATACTCAAAACCTTTATTGCAAATTGCATAAAATACTGAGTTATTGTGCCATTCTTTAGGACATTTTATCATCCAAGTTTGTTTTAATTTGCGTACATAAAGTGCATCTATGCACGCAGTAGCTGGTACAAAACGATCAGCTGGCGTTTCATAAAAGCTACGCCAATCTAAATCATATGCCAAAGCAATTTCTTTAGCCTTAACAACTGACAAAGCTCTATGTCCATTAACAACTTTGCTAAAGGCTTCACGACTGTAACCAAGTTTTTGACACAAGTCTGTTTGTGATATTTGATAACGGTGTAGAACATTTTTGACAATCATATTGCCGTCAAATGGTGTGCCAGTATCTGTATTCATAGTTATTATGTATCCCTAATGGAAAAACTATCATGTTTACGAAATGTAGTAAACCGTTCTATTTACAGACAGTAAAAGCTACACTAGCGTTGATTCTATTATGCTTTTAGAGGATTATCGGACACTAAATAACATGAGCTATAAGGAGTTAGCTACCTTTTTAGGCTTAAAATCCCCCACTTCGGCTATGCGTTATTGTATTGGCACACGCTATCCCAAGCTCAACATACTGATTCGGATACAAGACAAAACTAAACAGGCAGTAACTGCTAATGACTTTGTTGCCAAGTACAGGGAGCTGCATGAGCAAGAAGTTCAACCTTAATCAATTTAGATTAGTCAAAGTTAAATGGCATGATCCATGTGACTTTGAAACAGGTTGGAATGATCTGAAGAAAGTCCAGGCTGCAAAGACTGAGCCTGTCGTGTCAGTTGGTTGGTTAATTACTGATGAAGCTGACCGCATAGTTTTAAGTGCTGACTTTTGCAGTGATGGCACAACAGGCAGAGCCATAGCTATCACTAAAGCATGCTGTGAAAACATAACCACATTAGAAGTAGGTAAGGACTAATGCCATTAAATCCAGAGGATGAGTATGGTTGGTAATGTGACAAATCTGCACAAGCAAGGCAAGTGTAAGTATTGTGGAATTGCATTGTACAGCTACAACAATGAAAGACGCTATGTCTGTGGTGGCTGTGAACCGAAGCACGACATGACTGGTCAGTTTGCACGGCAAATCAATGACTATGTGCCATACATACCTGAGATCAGTGATGAACGAGCTTTGATTTTATTAGAAAATCAAATCGATGATCTAAAGCGTGAAGTATTATTTTGGAAAGCCAAAGCCAATGATTGTTGAACTGGAGTGGTACGAATATAAAATGGCAGCTCAGGTCGGACTAGATCGTAAGGTGCAATCAATTTTAAATGGGCATAAGGATCGATATGGTAGCGTCTGGACACCTATTTCAGATGTTGGCTGGTCAGTGGTATCGGCAGTGGCTGAGTGTGCTGTAGCTAAAGCTCTCGGCATGTATTGGGATGGTTCAATCAACACGTTTAGTCGACCTGATCTTGGTGACTACGAGATCAAAGCACAGCTGCATCATACGATTGATCCAAACAAACATAGCAACTTCTTAGTTATCAAACCTAACAGTCCAGATCACTTGGTGCATATATTGGTCCTGGTACATTCTAACACGAAGTATGAGGTTGTTGGGTTTCGTAGGGCTAGTGATGCTAAAATGGAACGCTATGCAGCTCAGGTAGGTAATCGACCAATGTTTTATCGAGTGCCAGCTGATGAACTCGACAGCATAGGATTGCTCGATGGCTGATCTAAGAATACTAAGTTTAGGTGCTGGTGTGCAAAGTAGCACATTGGCTTTAATGATGGAACGTGGTGAAGTGCAAAAACCTGACGCATGTATATTTTCCGATACCATGTCAGAGCCTAAAGCCGTGATGGAGTGGTTAGAATGGTTAAAGAAACAACTATCATTTCCTATTCACATAGTCAGTAAAGGTAACTTACGACAAGACACAATAGACGCTGCTACTGGAGTTGGTAAGTACAAGTATGTGACTATACCTGTATACACAGTAAACGCTGAAACGCAAAAAAAAGGGTTGTTGCGTAGGCAATGTACGTTTGACTACAAAATAGCTGTAGTTAATAAAAAGGTTAGAGATCTGCTTGGTTTAAAAAGGTATCAGCATGTCAAAAAAGGCACTGAAGTTGAGATGTACATGGGTATTTCTTATGATGAAGTGACTAGGATGCGTACCAATCAAGTTAAATATATCAAAAATGTTTATCCATTAGTTGATCTTAAAATGCGTAGACAAGACTGCATAAACTGGATGGAGAACTATGGTTATCCAAAGCCACCACGATCTGCGTGTACTTTTTGTCCGTTTCACAGCAATGATGAATGGTTACACATAAAGCAAAACAAGGCTGAATGGGATGAAGTTGTGGCACTAGATAAAGCAATTCGACATGGCACAAAACGACCAGAGGATGAAATATTCTTACATCGTTCTTGCAAACCCATTGACGAAATAGATTTTGAAAAAAAAGATGACCAATACAATTTATTTGAAAACGACTGCCAAGGCATGTGTGGAGTATGAACAATCTCAAGCACAGCTGTATTGATGTTGGTAGTGGCTTTATCATAGCTATACTAATTCAGGTGCATATCTTTCCATGGTTTGGACTATATCCAAGCATCAGTGACACCATCGGCATATCACTAATATTTACTTGCATATCAATCATAAGATCTTGGTTGTGGAGAATGGTATTGGCTAAATGAATCCATTAGATCGGTTTATTCGTGAGGACATCACCCCCCAGGCTAAGATAGTTTATATTTATCTAGAGAGTTTGTACTATCGATACGGTAAGTGCTTGCCACGCCAAGCTACCATTGCGTCAGATTTGCACATCTCTAGGCGTACTGTGATCCGATGTATAAATGAGCTAAGGGATAAGGAATTCATTGTATCTAAACGATTAGCTTCAACGTGTCGTTACTTCCCAGTCAATGATGTGACAAAAAGTGTATATATTAATAAACAATTTATATCTAAACTAGATATATCTAGAACAGATATATCTAGACATGATTTACGAGGGGGTAAGGTAAAATCTCTCATCCAATCCACTGCTAAAAATAGCAATGTGCATTACAGGTCTGCTGTGAAGCAGACCGCTGCTAAGAAAGCACGAGTGCCTAAAGCCCAGAAGGACAAGCTCTACAACTTTTTAAAAAACCTATCATCTGATCGTAAGAAACAGTTCTGGGATGATGTAATGAAAGGAGATAAGAAATGGCTCAAACAGTTTCCACAACTTGGTTAGTTGATGCCTTCGAAGAAGCAATAGCTACGGATCGTAAACTCCCAGCTGCATATAAGAAAGGTTACAATGGTATGAAGTTTGACATCAAGCACGATGTCACTGAACACAATGCCTGGGATAAGAAACCAACACGCAGTGCTGCATCGTCAAAAGAAATAGCACGGTATGATTTCTTGCTCTATCACATCACACCATTGCTTGATACTACAGAACGTAAACTAGTTTGGTCCAGAGGTATGGGTATGCCATATGTACACATTGGAAAGAAACTTGGCATGCATCGACACAAGGTTAAAGAAATGTACTTAGAAGTTCTAATTTATATTAAGTATTTGGTAGCTTATGACAAATATTTGTTAGACAAGTATGACAAAATCAAATAGTTATTTAACTATCATTTGCAAATCATTGTATTTGATATTCCTTTCTTTGTTAAGATAGCCCATCATGGTAGGTAGACCACTTCATAAAAAAGAGTGTGGAGCTTATGCTCGTTCCACTCGATTACCTTGTAAAGCTAAAGCACTTGCTAATGGTAAGTGTAAGTTACATGGTGGGTTATCGACAGGACCAAAGACACCTGAAGGCAAACTAAAAGCATTAATGAATTTAAAACATGTCAAAGACAAACTTAAAACAGAAGATCCCGACTATTCTAGAGAAGCTGCAACAGGGCATTCCACTATCCAAGATATGTAGTGATAAGGACTATCCAGCAGTCACAACTGTGTATTCCTGGATGAAGGATGACGATGATATTCGTAAAGAGATAGCTGATGCTAGACAACTTGGAGCATGGACTTACCTCGATAGTATGATGGAGTTACTGCAACAAGAGTGTGAACCACAAGCAGTACAATGGAACAGAGAACGTCTACATCATGCACGTTGGATGAGTAGTAAACTATTAGCTGGTACATTCGGTGATAAGATACAAG